CTTGCTCCAGTGCAATCGAGCGTTCGGGCTTAGTTCTTTGGGGGGCCAAGGGAGCGTAATGCTTCCGTCACTCCCTTGATTAGCTCTAGCTCTGGAAACATCGTTTCGTAATTCTTGAGTGCCCATCGTGCGTAGTCCTCGTCAATCTTTTTTAGGTACAGGATGTGGTCGATCATCCTGCTTCGGAGTGTTGCTAGGGGGTGCATTCTTATCTCCGAAAATTCGTTCCCAGTTTTTGCGGAATTCTTCCATGTCTGTCGGTCTTGGTGCCGATCCTTTGCCTGCTTCGTGTGCCATTAGTGCATCCAATCAAGTGAACAGAATTGAACCGAGTAAGGGCCAATGAGCCAAGGGTTTAGCGTGTAGGTGTATCGCTTCATTGCGCATCCTCCGAAGTCACCTTCAATTCCTTGGCATTGCGCACCTTCCAGTAACGCAGGTTGACGTGTTTTGCCGCCCAGCCAGCAATCAGCGCAGCCAGCTCGTCTTTTGCCTCCTGCGGAACATCGGTGTAATCGCAGTCGGCAATTTCTCCAACTTCCTCGTATAGGCGCTCGTCCATGTTTTCGAGGATGCCATGTACATCGATGTTGTCGGCATGGCTGATTTCAACAGCATCAGCCTCCCAGTAGGTCGCGCCGACTTCAAGGCCGTTGTCATCAATCAATTCCTCAAGTGAATCGCAGTTGAAGGTTTCTTCATCTACGCTGTAGCACTTGCGCTGTGTTTTTTCGGTGGGCGTCATGGTGTCGGCTCCTTGAGAGATTCGATGGCGGCAACACACTGGCGCGCATCGGCTGGCCTGTAATACGCATTTCCACCGCCATCAATTGCGATCTCTAACTGCTTGCACTTCTGCGCAGCCTCCTCCAGCGCGGCATTGCGTACCAGAGTGGCGAAGCGTTCCGCCGCCTGTATTGCGGCAGAGTTCTCCATTGAAAAACCCGCCTCCCGAGCCATTGCGATTACTTGCTCTTTGGTCATCTAATATCCTTTCCAATTTCGATCACGAGTGGCGCAAACAGCACAATGAACTGGCGTCCATACTTCCCGCCGTAAAAGCCAATGCCAAGCGCAGGCCATCGCGGTTCCCACTTGATGCGTAGGTACTTTGTGCGGAGTAGCTTGGTCATGGCTGCTGGCCTCCTATGCCGTGCTTGCTTTCAACTGCACGAACCACCTGACTGAAGTCATCCAGCTTGCACATGCAGCAATCTTCTAGGCCGTTCTCACTTGCCCACCATTTGCGCACTTGCTCATCCGTCAGCGGTTGTGCCACCTTGGGTGCTGCGTTGTAAACAATCGGGGCGTAAGTAACCTGCGCATTGGCCTCGTGAACTTGGTTTATGTCCGAGTCATCTGGTTGCGCCTTGGGTGCTGTGTAGAGCTTTGCGTCCTGCGGAATTGCGACAGGGCCAAGCACTGTTGTGACGTGTACGCCGTTCTCATTGACGTAAGCCGACCCAAAATACGCCACCGGCTCCATCGCGGCGAGCTTGGCTTGCAGGGCGTCACGCTGGTCTTCTGCTTTGATAGCTCTGGCGAGTTGCGCGCCCATGCCGCCTGCCCACCACTTAACGCCATCAAGCTGGCTGCTGCATTTGTTGCATTCAATGCCGCCAGATTTGAGCAAGGCAAAGTTCACGCCACCGCATTTGCATGTGTAAGCCATGTGGTTTTCAATGTTCTCGGTGGTCATTTGTAAACCTCGTGCTTCTGCGTTGGGTCAAACTTTGCAAGAAGCTCATGGAGCTGATAGCTGTTGATGATTTGCTTTTCGTAGGCTCGGCATAGGATTCGAGAGATTTCGCGGTTCCACATGCGGTGGGTTATTTTCAGAATCAGTTGTTTCATATAAGGTCCCAAAAGCTCCAAACAAAAGACACCACAAAAATAAAAATAGCCGCAGCAATGCACCCAATAAAAATAAAAATATCTTTCATTCCCAATATCCCCATTCAACGGCATCAGCCTTGCCTGTTAAAACCTTCCAAGCTGCTTTAATGCGCTCAGTCAGAAAGGTGTTTTCTGCTGATTTTGCGCGGCACGGGTGGTACGTCTTTCCGTCTGTGCTTGCTTGATTGGCAGCGCACTGGCGCAATAGGTCTTGGATTTTCATGGCTGATCCACCGCTTCCATCGCGGCGAGCTTGGCTTGCAGGTCATTGCGCTGTTTCATCACCGAATCCAGCGAACTGCTCCAATCCGCCCATTGATTTTTATACCGCTCAATCTCTGCTAAGGCTGCGTCACGCTCGGCCCGTAGCTGCTCACACGCAATGGCAAGGTCTTGCTGCTTTGAAAGCGCCATCATCACTTCGATGCCTTTGCGCTCAATCTCTGCGGCTTGCTGCTTAATGGTTACTTGCATTTATTCCTCCTAAGATTTTTCCGATTAGCCTAGACAGTCCAATTACCGTTAGGAAGATTCCGATTATTGTTAGTTTTGTTATGTTGGGTATTAGGGGAAACCCTTAGTAACTCGTTTTCGCTCAGGTCGCCGGTCAGGTACAGCGCCATGTTTATCCGCTCTTGCGGTAGGTCTGCGCCTGCTCTGCGTTCGTCTAGTAGGTTATGGGCTTGGGGGTGGTTCATTGCTACACTGTACTTCTGTCTATTGGTGGTGGGTATTGGGGTTTACCCTACTTGCCAAACAATTTAGCCCTAATGTCTGCCGGTGGCGGTGCGGCCTTCAATCCATCAGCAATAATCTTTGCGATCTCAGGGTCTACGCCTTGTTTACTTGGGACTGTCTCGTTTGGCTGTGGCGGCAAAAACCTAGCTGTGGTTGCTTTGTCTGCCACCCATTCAGCCTTAAACCCTCTCCAGCCTCTAGCGCAGCACTCCATCAAAGCGGCTTCCATTGTCCAGCCTGCTTTATTGGCTTCTCGCTGGATACCGTCAATAGCGGATTGCGTTATCGCTGCTCGCATGGTTTTTCGGCTTTTTTTGAAGTCTTGCCAAACTTGAATAGAGACGCCTTCAGGCGCTTGGACTTCTTGTGTCTTGGGTAATGTGTTCTGTGTCTTGTGTCTTGTGTTATGTGTAGCATTGCCTTCGCTATGCGTTCGCATTGCGTTTGCATCCTTTTCCCATCGTTTCTTCGCACTCTCTGACGCTTTGGCAGACTTTTCGCCTGTTTTGGCTATCTCCTTGTCAGCGCGGCCATGTGTCCATCCGTTTTCAGTGCGAATGAAATACTCTTGCAATACGGTTGCAATGCAATCGGTATGCGAACGCATGCGTATTTGCCGCGCAGTCTCTGCAATGTCTAACGGGATAGGGGTTTCGTGAAGGTAGTACCAATCGAGCAAACGTCGATAGGCTAAGTCTTCCATTTCGGAAAGATGCTCTGTGTGACTTTTATAGTCACCAATATTGAATTGGTAATAGTGCATAACTAACCCATGCGCCCAAGGAAAGAAGCACCGCCTGATGTGGGTTCATCTTTTCGCTAGGCTCATGACTTCCTAGCTAGGCGGGTTCTGTGCCTACATTTTAACCGTTTGCCCTACTTGCCGCAAGGCGGAATTCCCCAATAACGCTTTAGCTTGCCATCCTGCTTTTTCAGGATAGTCCAGCCTTCGGCGCGTATGTCTGAGATGCGGCGATGCGGTGAAACGCTTGGCAGAATAGACGCAATGTCTACGGATGTGCAGCCGTTTTTGCGCTTGAGTAGGCGCTTGAGCTTTTGGGCTTGGGTCATGCTTCATCCTTCACAAATACACCGTTAGGCATCATCGTGCCTTTGCGATCTTTGATGGTGTTGTAAGCAGACTTGAGGCATTCGGTTAGGTCTAAGTCCTCTTTTGTGGCGACAATAATCAGCGTCACCAGCACGTCACCTAGACCGTCAATCACTCCGGCGCGGTCTCCCTTGATTAGCGCGTCTGCCAATTCGCCTAGCTCTGACATGGTTTTCAGTAGCTGGGTCTGGCTTGTGGCGTTAGGCAGAATCTTCCGCGCTTCGGCCCATTGGATTACGTTCATCTCTGTTTGTGCGTAGCTCATTTTCTTCTCCAAATAAATCAGGCTGTTCGTTCTTTACGACTTTCATATGCACGGCCAGCCGTTTACCGTCCATTTTTTCTAAGCACTTAGGCCCGATAGGGTAAGCGCCTACCCATGCTGCGGCTTTGTCCATTTCCTTACCGCATCGAACACACTTCATACAACGTGGCTTCCAGTTTCATACGCTAGGCACTTTTCAATTGTCCGAACATGTACCCCGTATTGCTTCGCTAAGGCTTCATTGCTCAGGTTGTCTCGGATGTGCTTTCGTAGGTTCTCACGCTGTTTTGCTGCGCTGCGGATTGAAACAATGTCTAGGTCTAGCAGCTTGGTTTGCGGTAGGTCTTGGCCACGAGGGGCCATAGAGCGAGCGCGGGAAAGGTATTCCCCACGCTCTAACCGCTTTTCAGGGCGGTGGGCTTTCATTCCATGTCTTCCAGTTCGATCAAGGATTCTTGCTTGAACACTTGGCCGGTTTCGAACCGCTTAGACGCCAGTTCAAGATTGATCTTGGCTTGTTTGAAGTAGCTGTCTTTCAGTTCGATGCCGATAGCCTTGCGACCCATAGAAACGGGGCTATAAACCTCGGAGCCTACGCCCATAAATGGAGTCAGAACAACCTCGCCTTCATTGCTGTAAAGTTCCACAATGCGGTCAATTACGTCTAGTTGCAGCGGGTGGACGTGCTTTTCGTCGTCTTCCTCGCGTGAATCGCGGAAGGGCAACACGTTGTCAATGCGAATGTCGTCCCAAACACTGGAGGCGTATCGCTGCCAGATGTAGTGCGACAATTTGTTGCTCTTGGGGTCTTTGTGGTCAGCAAAATTGCTTTGCAGGTATGCCCACAATTCTTCCTCAGTGAACTTGGTTTCGTTTGCATTGTTAAAAGCTCGGAGAATGTTCGGGAGAATCGGAGTCTCGCCAAAGTAACGGCTCAAACCATGCGGGTGAGTGACTGGCACCTCACTGTCGCCCTTCTTTGTGAGAATAAGCATGTAGTCAGGCATGGCGGTAAAGCACTGCGTAGAGTCCTCTACGATCAATTTGTGCATAAGGCTCTTGACCATAGTCCTCATTCGAACCTTTAAAGGCTCTTTCCAAATAGTGATTCGGTTGCGGTACTGAAACCCGTATTTTTCATGCAGTCGGATGATTTCATGTGGGAAGTCCCAAAGGCGGCAAGAGTTGTCGAAAACGTCAGTGCAATGCACTGCGGTAATGCGACCTGGCTTTGTCACTCGAGCAATGTGGGCAATCAGGAACTCGTATTGCTCTAAAAATTGCTCTTTGCTTTCGCAGTTGGAAAAATCTCGCTCGCTAGAACTGTAGTTATACAGCCCGGCAAATGGTGGGGAGTACACAGACAGGTCGATAGAGTTATCCGGCAGTGTTGGCAATACCTCCATGCAATCGGAGTTATAAATTGCGTATTGAGGCGTAATGATTTGGTCTTTGGTTTTCATTTGAGGAACTCGGGTAGTTGAACAGTTTTGGTAAATTGCTTTGTGGAGAAACTAAAATCTCGGTTTGCTGCGGCTACAAGGTTTCCGTATAGCTCTATGGCCTTTTGTGTCTTTTGCTCTAGCGCTTCAAGTACCCGCGCTTGTCCTTCGCTGATAACCATATCGCACACGACTTCGGACTTCTGGCCAAAACGCCAGAAACGCCGGATTGCTTGGTAATACTGCTCATAGCTCCATGTTGGGAAAAATACCGTATGGTTACAGTGCTGCCAGTTCAGGCCCATGCTGGTCATCCTGGCCTTGGTGATAAGCCGGTCAATCTCGCCTCTAGCAAATGCGACAAGAATTTCCTCTTTTTTGTCGATAGACATACCACCAATGATCTCTACCGCTTGAGGGTCAAGCCTTGCAAGCAAATCGCTCTCTTCGTTCAGATTGCACCAGTAAACAGAAGTTTTGCCCCATGCAAGTTTTACCGCTTGCTCGCATCGCTCATGTACGGTTAGCTTTTGCTCTTCCCGAACTTCTGTCATTGTTGCGGCTGGCATTGCGAATAGATTGTCTTGTCCATCAATGCACCAAGTATTGCTATTCCTTACCATGTGCTTTTTTACGTGCAAAGCTGGCAAACCATATCCATCATCAGAGAAACCGATATCTGATGGCTTTTTGACCATCACAGACCACTGGTTGACCCATGCGAAAAAGTCACGCTCTGCATGTGGCTTTAGGTAAAACTTTTCTCCGATGTTGCGATTGTTGCTATCTACGCTGTTTTGGTTCGATTTAAAGAACTTGGTAAGCATGTCCATATAACCCATGTAACCCAGCGCCTCCGAGCTATTGCCAAGCTCAATGAAGTCGTTAGGGCTAGGGGTAGCGGTAGACAAAAACCGATATGGCACGCGCTTAATAAACGCGACAATAGCGTCCCGTGTTTTACCTGCAAAGTTTTTCAGGATAGATGATTCATCCAGCATGACGCACACAAAGTCATCAGGATTCAACAGGTGCAGCCGTTCATAGTTGCAAACCGTGATTTTCTTGGTAAGCGTCCCGTCTTTGCTGTGGGCAATGTCATCAACACCTATTCGGGTAGCTTCGTCAATGAACTGGAAAGCCACCGCCAAAGGCGTGAGAATCAACACCCGCTTATTAGTGTGCCGAATGATGTTTTCAGCGATTGCAACCTGCATTAGGGTCTTGCCTAGCCCGGTGTCGGCAAACATCCCAATGCGGCCCTTCCTGACTGCTTTCGCAATGATGTGCTTTTGGAAGTCAAAGGCGCAATCAGGCATCCAGACGGCTTCAAAACCATAGTCCCCGGTGCTGTGCGTCTTACTTCGTAAAAATGTTTCGTAGTCCATAGATTAACACCTATCCCCTCTGCTCTTAATGTGAGAATGATCTGAACCAGGCCTGTAATACTGGTCTAAATCGGTTCGATACGTCCCTGTGCCGATGTGCTTTCTAACCTGTGCAACGTCTTTCTGGTCTAGTGCTTTACGGCCTAGTGCGGTGATGTGGAATGCGCTCTCAGCTTCAAAGCAATAGCCAGCGCTTGTCAGCTTGTCTAGCCAGCCCTGAAGCACTCCGGGGTTCAATGGCGCGTTGTAGTCTCTGTGCGTAAAGTACGATGCGCGGCGTGGTGACTGCGCGATTGCGGTCAGCATGTGTCTAAGTCGTTCGTTAAGTTTCATAGTCGCTCCGTGGTTAAAGAGGCTTGAATCATTGCATAGATTTTTGTGAATTGGCACTAGGGTAAACACCTATATGCAAGCATTTATTTATGCTAGACAATTCATCCATCAACAAACCGGAGCGACTAAATGAGCCACCACCTAGACACCATCAACCAAGCATTCGCAGCGATTGGCAAAGTACCTTTTGAGTCTTTGAGCCTGCCGCACATCAGCTACCGCAACAACATCGGCGGCAAGCTGTCCCGATACCCCATGCGTGAAGTGTTTGAGGACTACGCTCAAGAAACTGCGGCTATGAATGCGTTTATTGCCATGCTGGAAAAAAGCACATGCCCATTAGTGCAGGCTTACAAGGAAACTGTGCAGGCTTGCTTTGTTGCGCAGAATTTGGAAGAACTGGAAATGCGGGAGGGAGCATGAAAGATCAAAAATTAACAGATTGGTTTCCGGCAGAAGTAAAGCCTGTGCGGAAAGGCGTCTATCAAACAATGGTGCCAGATGGAACATTTTTCTTCAATGAGTTTGACGGAGAAGACTGGATGTATGGGAACTTTGATTGTGTAAAAGCTAAATGTCGTAAAGTTTTGCCAATGCGTCTTTTGAAACAATGGCGAGGGCTTAAGAAATGAAATACATCCGTCAATATTTGATTTACCGCCGCGCCGGATTTACGGTGCTTAACTCTCTGAAACGTGCTTACAAGGTGTGGAAATGAACGTCTATCAAAAACTGAATGCAGCGCGGTCTGCATTTCACTCCAAACCCCTGAAAAAGTCAGGGCACAACAATTTTGCAGGCTATGATTATTTCGAGCTTGGCGACTTTGTTATCCCTGCTTTGCAAGTATTTGCAGAGCATGGGCTTACGTCAATCATCAGCTTTGGTGATGTGGCTTCAATGACGATCGTGAACAATGACAAGCCCGAAGAAACCATTGTTATTACTTCGCCCATGTCAGAAGCCAATTTAAAGGGCTGTCATCCTGTCCAAAATCTAGGGGCAGTGCAAACATACTTGCGCCGATACTTGTGGGTTGCAGCGCTTGAGATTGTGGAGCATGACGCATTAGATGCAACCACCGGACTAGGACAAGTAAAGAAAATGGGCGGTTTGTCAGGCATTGGCGACGATCTATCCCAAGACTGGAAAGACTACCTAGAAGACCTAGCCAAGACCGTGACGGATTTAGTCACAAAAGGCGATCTAGACGGTGCAAACTTCGCACGCCATCAGGAACCTCTAGACGATACGCAAACCCTCTACATGGAGCGATTCTTAGCCTCTGGCGTCCGTTCCGCACTCCGTAAGCATAACCAAACGAAAGGCTAATATGTACGATACCCCATACACCCCAAAAGACAACAGCGGGTCAATCTTCAAAAATGATAGGAAGGAAAAAGACACCCACCCAGACGGTAAAGGCTCATGCGTCATTGATGGCGTCGAGTACTGGGTGTCTAGTTGGAATAAAACCAGCTCAAAGGGCGTGCAGTTCCGTAGCCTGTCGTTTCAGCGCAAGGAGCAACCAGCAAGCGTTCCGCAGAGGCCAGCGCCTAAGCCACCAGCACCACGGCAAGCGCCTAAAGGAACGCATAACTATGCGCCGCCAGAAGATGACGACGATATCCCTTTCTAGGACTAACCAATGACTACAAATACAGGCATTCCAGCTTTTCCGGTTGCGTCGGAGCTTTGTCAAGATTTGACAGTTTTAGAGCAAAGGGGTATGACCCTGCGTGATTATTTTGCAGCCAAGGCGATGCAAGGGCTAATTATTCAAAATAAATTTATTGTCGGCATGGGTGAGAAACATTGGACAAAGCAGGCGGCAGATTATGCGTATCGTATGGCAGACGCAATGCTAAGAGAGCGAGGGTAAACACCTATGAACAACATCGAACCCCGGCTGTACACTTTCATCGAAGACGCAAAGGCTTGCGCGCTTCGGATTCCACCAATTCAGGCATTACGGGCAATAGCTCTAGATGCCTTACTACTTGCACAGGAGATAGAGAATGAACAAGAGCGATCTGATAGTAATGAGGGCGAGCTTTTTAGCGTTGGCTTGCCTGTTATTGATTCTGCTGATTGAGTGATATGACAGACCGCGAACTATTGGAGAAGGCGGCTAAGGCTGCTGGTATTGATGTCCCAAAAAAGTTAAACAATTGGCTTACCTATGGAGACAAATACGGATTTCAGTGGTGGAACATGGACGGCACAAGAACCGAAAAGACATTTAATCCACTAAATAACGATGGCGACGCGCTGCGGCTAGCGGTGAAGTTGCAAATTCAAGTAACACCGGGAACTTACAACAAAGACGAATTCTCGGCGTTTAAAGCAGGCGGCGGCGAGGCGCATGAGTTTCGCATCTACCAGCAAGACGAGTTTGCATCCACCCGACGCGCCATTGTTCGTGCTGCTGCCTATATTGGTGAAACTATATGAAATGGTGTGCCGTATGTGGCAAGAAAACCCAAGGACCTCACGTTTTAAAATTCGTTTTAGGCGGTAGGCACTTGGTTTGCACTAAGCACGGGCCTGCCCGTTCAGCTTCTCGATTGTTCGCAAACCTCCAAGTCCAAGCATCCCCATTAAAACAGGAAGCATCTCGGTAAGGTCTGCGGGGCGTAGGTCTAGCGTGTGTCCAGCGATTA